AGCCTGTCGCGGAGACATATGACGTCATCTCACTTACGCATACACAATTACAATCCTATCCTCACTAAACATACCGCTTCGCGGAATAAAATTAGCAAATACAATAACTTCTACATAATTACAATACTTTACAATACTTTGATACTTTCCAGACTGTACAATGCCATTCTTTAGCTGTTCAATGACGCCGTAATTGACGTATTCCTCGAAGCTTCGAGGAAAGTCGAATAGCACTAACTCTTGATGGTCCCACGCAAAAGCTATGTCGGCTGTCTTTCCGCCTGTCGAGTAAAAAGCATCACGCGTCTTCACAAGATGCTTTGCGTACGATGTCTTCCCTTCTCCACCTTGTGGGCCATACACCCAAATTATTCGTCTACAGTCCTTCGTCTCCATCAATCTTTCAACCTCGTCCATCCATGGCTGCCTCTGCAACTGCCACTCTTCAATTGCCTGTTTCTTCTTCAATTCTCCTCTAAACTCTCTCAGCGTTGCAGAAGATTTGTCGTAAGTGTTACAACAATCTTCTATATACTCAACTGGACGTTTCCCAGTTGATTTCATGTCTTCCATGACAGAACGCAGCTTATCTTCCAAAACCTCCTTAAACTCTCCAAACTCCCAAGGACCTTCAACCCTTGAATCTTCTTTCATAGCATAAGCTCTAGCTTCTCCTTGTGAACCTCTTCTCTTCTCCAGATGAGCACCAGGAAGCAATTTCTTCATTTGCACCAGAGAAGTTCTCTTCTTCATTTCCACATAGCCTTGATAATGAATAGTTCCATTATCACCAGCTTCAGTCTGATAAACTAAGTATTTCATACTTTCATGAAGAGAGAGAGGAGCGAGAGGATTGTTTAATGTAAAGCACCAGCATATAACTTGTCTAGCCATATTTTATTGAATAAAATAATCAACCCAACACACATATATATATTAAACAATAATGTGAGAGTCACGTGATGTCTCTGACCCCGGCACGGGGGTAATACTAAGCCCCGTGCC